AATCTTCTGGGTAATTTTTTTGCATATTACGCCATTGATCATTGTGATGATAAGGGCAACCAATACAAGATGATTTACCAGGCATTGGATGTTTTTTAATATCACGATACCATTGTAGACAATCCATTCGAGACATTCTCATTTCAATCAAAGGCCATCTTGATGTAAGCCAAGGTAATCTAGCTTTCTTCATTCTCATTGCTTCATCCGTAGATATGCCTATCCACTGTTCCACAATCATATCTTTTTTGACTCTATGTTTTGGTTTAATGCCTAACAATTCTCTTATTTTTTTCTGTATGGGAATGACTTTGTAGTCGTGGGTACACTGACGATACAGCATACCCACTCTTCCCGCTGGACCTTTTGCGAATAAAGGAGGATTGGGAACTCGCCCAGCGAAACTTTTTTCTTCTTCTCTAGATCCTGGTTCAGGATTAGCTGCTCTAATTAAATCTTCTCTAATACTGGAGCGCTCCACGGTAATCAAAGGACAGATAGTTATAGCTTTTCTTAAATACTCAACATGTTCATATACAAATTTGGGCTCCCAGCCAGTGTCAGCAAATATCATGTAATCAGGTTTATGTTTCGTCATTCCTTCTTGTGCCATCAAAGCCAAACAAGATGATTGAACACCTGCACCTAATGATAAAACACGCATGGTAGGTTCTCTTTTATTACCTTCTTCGTCAAAATATTCTGGTTCTTTAGTAGCGGCAACAGCTGCCATGTTGTTTAATTTTTTTCTATCCACAGTGCTTTTCATCTCTTCAAGAATTTTTCTTCTCTCAAAGTTCATTTGCTCTGTGTTAATAGCAAAGTTTTTCTTTACACCATCTTCTCTTCTATCTCCGTCTTTTGATTTACCTTGCTCTCTATATGATTTATTTTTTGTTGTCATTGTCCCCAATTATCTCCTAAATCTATATCCACTTTTGAAGGAACTTCTAATTCTATGCTGTTCTCCATAATATCTTTTACTTTCTTTGCTTGTTCTTCGCTAACCACAGAACAATCTAACTCATCGTGAACTTGAATTAATGGTATTATCTTTAACTCTTTATAAACATCTACCATAGCTTTTTTTGTTTGATCAGCTGCAGATCCTTGTATTAATCTATTCAAAGCCTTGTATGTGCCTGCTCTTTTAATTGCATCTCCATACTCTACCTTAGCTTGATTGATTGGTAAAGCCTTATGAACACCCCACTGCTTAGGCTCCCATAAATCAAATCTACATTTTCTTCCTAAAAGTGTTCTAATGACACCTTTACTACTAGCTCTATTCATAACAGCTTCCAACATACCCTGCATAAAAGGTACTTTGTTTCTAAAGTCTGCTAACATATTCTTTGCTTCTGCTGGTTCTATATCTAGTTCTTTTGCCATCTTATTATAACCCATACCATACATAACTCCAAGACCTATTGTCTTAGCCAATCTTCTTTCTACTCCAGCCATATCTGCTGTCTGCTGGTGAAAATCTAAATCAGAATTATGATAAGCTTCTTTAACTTCTTGGGCACCTGGTTGACCTACCAAACAAGCCCAATGAGTTAATATCCTGGGCTCTTGTTGCGAGTAATCTGCTTTCAGCCACATTTCATTATGTTCTGGTATAAATAAACCTCGTATATCTTTTGCAAATTGCCCTCTGCTAGGCACTTGCTGTAAGTTAGGATGATTATAACTAAAACGACCAGATACAGTGCCACCAGTATCGGATCTGATTTGATTGATATGTGCATGTATCCTACCATCTTTGTGGTATTTAAAAATACTTTGTATAAAGGTGCCTCTTAATTTATTCAGTTCTCTAGCCTGGAGTATAAGTCTAGGCACCTCATGAGGATGATCATTCAAAAATGTTTTTGTAAAAGAAGGAGCCTGTGTTTTTTCTGTTTTATCGTAAGGCAAATCAATTGCATCAAAAGCTTTTGCGATAGAGGCAGCTGCCCATATCTCGACATCAAAACCAACAATATCTTTTATTCTTTTTAAAAGTTTTTTCTCTTTTTTAGAAAATTTTTCTGTAAGGTTATGTGCTCTTTCTATATCTACCCTGACACCTCGTTTTGTCATGTTATAAATAACTTTTATTAACTGACACTCAATGTCATATATTGTTGTCAAATTATCTTTTGCTATTTCCCATTTTAATTTTTCATGTAATTTATAAGTTAATCTTGCATCTGTCTCAGCATACTCTCCTACAAATATGGCTGGCATCTTATACATTTCTTTTTTTGGATCTAAACCAAATGATTGAGCTGCTTCTTTCAATTTCTTCTCATCTTTAAACTCACCTAAGTATTCATGAACCATACTATTCAAAGAGTATGAATATCTATTTTCATCTATCAATGCAGCGGCAACCATAGTATCTCTTATATTACCTTTAACTTCTATTCCTAAGGTGCTTAACCAACCGATGTCATACTGAGCATTATGAAATATTTTATCTATGTTTTCGTTTTCACAAACACTCTTGATATAATTAACCACTTTATCATGATCTAAATTACCACCTCCCACATGTTTTATAGGATAGTAAGCAGTAAAATCACCAGTAGAAATGGCTATGCCAATAACATAGCCATCGTTTCTAGGCCAACCTGGTCCCATTTCCATCAGGTTGGTATCACATGTTTCTAAATCTATAGCGACAGCTTCATATCTATCTAATGTCGGGTACTCTGTCGGGGGTGCCCAATTAGAATGAACTATCGTTTCTTCTTCAAACAGTGTCTTCGTCATCGTAATTTATTTCTCCTGCAATCGCCATGTATCCCGCAGCGTCTACATAGTCATCTGCATTAAACTTTCCGGAAGACATCCTGGCCACTTTCAATAATGCCATCATAATAGCAACATCTCCAGCGTTTACTTCGTAAACACCTTTTAGCTTGTGGTCTAGGTGCGCAGTCCATAGTTCTGCTATTTTAACATGTGTTCTAAATAAATCACCATGTTCTTTAGCCCTGTCACCTGTTACTAAATCAGATGCCTTTGCTAGTATTTGTTCTTTCTTCATCATATTAAAAAACCTCCTTCTCTTTGTGGTTGTACTATGTGTAAAGATTTCTTTGCTCTAGTAGATGCAACATAAAAAACCCTGCACTCATCATCAGGATTTTGTTCCATTGCTTCTTGTGATTTTTTAGATAGATCCGTTAACAACATTACATTGTCAGCCTCTCCACCTTTAGCACCGTGAATAGTGCTAAGATTAATCTTAGGTTCTCCCACATAAAAAGATTTATTTCTTCTTTCGATACACCTAAGAAACTCTTTGTCTCTGTTACCTATCTTATCAAAGGCAACATCCCAAGGTCTATTAGCAACTAATAAACCATGATCTTTTACAAGATTATTCATAGTGAAATGCTCTTGTTCATGAATATCTTTTAATGATTTATGTCCATGTTCAATACCAACTTTACTAGATATAAAAGAATAAACATCTCTGAGTTGTGATGACTCTATTTCTTCTCCATCACATAATTTTTTCCATGACCATACAGCGTTTAATAATTTTTTTGATATTGGTAAAACACCATTCTTTTTATATATAAGTCCAAGATCTCTAACATTTCTTTCTAAATCTTCTAATAAATAGTTAGTCCTGGCCAGGATCAACCACTCTCCATTTTGAATATCAACACTCTCTGGATAAGCATGATAGTTTGTTTTACCTTCTTCTTCGGTACCAAACCATTGTTTGTTTCTTCTATTCTTGACTCTAGATATAATATTATTAGATAAAGACTGTACTGATCTTGGGCACCTGTAAGACTTATTAAGTATTTCAACCTCACCACTCATGTTTATAAAATGCTCTACGTCTGCACCATTCCATCTGTATATGGCTTGATCATCATCACCACATACATATGTCATTTTACTATTTTTTGATAACTTGTTAACCATTAGCCATTGAAGAGCACACAAATCCTGTGCCTCATCTATAAATAAAACTTCAAATTTTAACTCTGGACCTGACTCAATAAACAACTCTATCATGTCAGTAAAATCAAAAACTTCTTTTTTTCTTTTAAATTCCTCCAATGCATTTTTCGTCCTCAATAATGCATGCCAGGACACATCCAAATTAGATTGATTGTAATGCTCTTCTAATTTTAAACATTTCATTCTAGATAAATTAACTTCGTTGATTAGAATATTATCTGTAGTTATACTGCCATTCATATCATCTGCGTCTATCACATAACCTAAATCTAAACCAAAAGATTGAGCAAACTCTTTGTATGAATTTTTACCCATGATCTCTGATTTATTCAAACCCAGTTCATTAAAAGCCAATGAATGTAATGTCCTAAAATAAGGTAGTTGTTGATCTTGTAATTTAAATTTTTTAATGGCTCTCTCCTTTGCCTCAACTGCAGCTTTCTTTGTAAAAGCAAAAAATCCTATACGATCAGGTGGTGTGCCTTTTGCTAATTCTTGTTCTACTAAATTTAACAAAGTAGTTGTTTTCCCGGTGCCAGGAGGTCCTAGGATTATCTTGGTTTTATTGTGCATTTACCCTCCTTATCTACGAATAAAAATTCTACTTTTAATCTTTTTTGTTCCAATGTGAGCTTTCTATTTATTTTAGTTCCAGGTCTAAACTTTGCTTTCTTAGATCTGTAGCTAACTGATTTAACATCAAACAATCTAACAGCGCCTTTTTCATTAATGGCTATTATATCAACTGGTCCTAAGCCATATAAATTGTGAAACACAAAATATCCTTTTGATAATAAATACAACTTTGCCCACTGCTCTGTCCACATTCCT